TCGGTAAACGTGTTACTGCTACTATTAGCCGTAATGGTGATTTAATCCAACAGATGTATCTTGAAGTTGTTTTACCTGCTTTTGCAACTACTACTGCTTCTAATCTTGCTGTATATACTTATGGCGTTGGTAATGCTATGGTTAAGCAAGCTGAAATTGAAATCGGTGGTCAACTCATTGACCGTCAATATGGTGATTGGATGAATATCTGGACTGAACTTACTGTTCCCGAAGGTAAGCGTGCTGGTTATGATAATATGGTTGGAAATAAAGTTGATGTTACAAATGGACAGAACCGCCAATTTGGAGGTGTTAAAGGTGATGTTAGAACTCGTCTTTACGTTCCTTTTCAATTCTGGTTCAATCGTAATCCTGGTCTTGCTCTTCCCCTCATTGCTCTCCAATATCACGAAGTCAAACTTAACCTCGAACTCCGGTCTATAAATGAACTATATCAGGCTAATGTTGCAGGTGCTGGTATGCTCGTTACCTCAACTCTATCTCTTGTTTCCTGCAAGCTTTATGTTGACTATGTATACCTTGATACTGATGAACGCCGTCGTTTTGCTCAAGTCAGCCACGAATATCTTATTGAACAAGTTCAATTCACTGGCACTGTTACTAAGAGTGCAGGTGATACTAACAAGAATATTACCCTTAACTTTAATCACCCTGTTAAGGAACTTATCTGGGCACACACTACTTCTAACAATGCTATCGCTGCCGCTTCTCTAACTACTGGTGGATATATTACGGCAAGCACACTCGTTGCTGGTAATTATTGGTTTAATTATTCTGGTGCTGATGCTGCCTCTACCCCTTGCGATTCTTTCACTACTGCTCTCCTTCAACTCAATGGACACGATCGTTTCTCAGTCCGTAATTCCGATTACTTCCGCAAGGTTCAGAACTACGAACACCACACCCGTGTTCCTCGTGTTGGTGCTGATTTAGACCAATCTACTACAACTACCCTCAGCCGTTCCCAATATATCTACAGTTACAGCTTTGCCTTGTCCCCCGAAGAACATCAACCCAGTGGAACTTGCAATTTCTCCCGCATTGATAATGCTGTTCTTCAACTTACCTATGGTGCGGATTCCCAAGCATCTGTTCCCACTGCAAATGGTAATGCCATGAACCTCAACGTTTATGCCGTCAACTACAATGTTCTTCGCATTATGTCCGGTATGGGTGGGCTCGCGTATAGCAATTAGATAACGAAACCTGTCTATGTTGTACGCGTATTAATTTTTCAAAACATTTTTATATTTCTAAATACATTTCTAAATACATTTCTAAATACATTTCTAAATACATTTCTACATTTTAGCTTCATAGTAAAAATTCTTTTGTATTTTTCCAATATTTATTTGTTTTCCATTTTCATTTCTATTTTATTTTCTATTCTCTATTTTCCAAATATTTATTTTTCTCGATACGCTATAATATTTTAATCAATATTTCAGTGTTATATCAAGTAAATATTAGTGTCTGATAATATTATATTTCTAATTTTAGTCTAATTATTCTAGAAAAATAATATTACTATAAAGTATAATTTCAATCTATATCTACTAACTAATTTCTTTCAATCTAATCTTTTAAAATGGGAGGAGGTCTTATGCAACTTGTCGCTTACGGTGCCCAGGATATTTACCTGACAGGCAACCCTCAAATTACCTTTTTCAAGGTCGTCTATCGTCGTCACACTAACTTTGCTGTTGAATCTATCGAACAGACTTTCAACGGTCAAGCTGACTTCGGTAAACGTGTTACTGCTACTATTAGCCGTAATGGTGATTTAATCCAACAGATGTATCTTGAAGTTGTTTTACCTTATCAAGCAGGTGGTTCTAAATGGGTATATGGTATTGGTAATGCTATGGTTAAGCAAGCTGAGATTGAAATCGGTGGACAACTTATTGATCGTCAATATGGTGAATGGATGAACATCTGGACTGAACTTACTGTTCCTGCAGGTAAGCATGATGGCTATGATGATATGGTTGGTAATAATTTACAAGGATTGACTATTCCCACATCATCTGGTTTTCCAAATGATCTTCGCCTCTATGTTCCTCTTCAATTCTGGTTCAATCGTAATCCTGGTCTTGCTCTACCCCTCATTGCTCTCCAATATCACGAAGTCAAACTTAATCTTGAACTCAATAGTGTTGGTAGTTTAACAACTGACACTGGTGCATTTACCAACTCGGTTAGCATTAAACTTTATGTTGACTATGTCTACCTCGATACTGATGAACGCCGTCGTTTCGCTCAGGTCAGCCACGAATACCTTATTGAACAGGTTCAATTCACTGGTGATGAAACAATTGCTACCGGCGATACTAACAAGAATGTAACCCTCAACTTCAATCATCCCGTCAAAGAACTTCTCTGGGTTCATCGCCTTTCAACTCTTCCAGCATCTACTGCTGCTTCTGTTTGGAATTATATGAACTTTAGTTATGGAGATGGAACTATTAGTGGTACAGGTTTTGCAAATGATACTTTTGTTACTGGTAAACTTCAACTTAACGGGCACGATCGTTTCTCAGTCCGTAATGCAGATTATTTCCGCAAGCCACAGAACTATGAGCATCACACCAATGTTCCTCGTACCAATACAGAATGGGTTATTACTGGTGATGCTGCTGGTGCTAAAGCGTACCGTAATCAGTTCATTTACAGCTACAGCTTTGCCCTGTCCCCCGAAGAACATCAACCCAGCGGAACTTGTAATTTCTCCCGCATTGATAACGCTGTTCTGCAACTCACATATGATAGTTCCAGTTCAGGTCAGACATATACTGGACGAGCCCTTAACCTTAAAGTCTTTGCCGTCAACTACAACGTCCTCCGTATTATGTCGGGTATGGGTGGGCTCGCATATAGCAATTAGAGGTGTATTTTTATTATATTTATTTGCGTTTAGTTTTCAAAGTTTTTTTATTACTACAAATTAAGAAATTTATTAAAATAATTAAAAAAAAATTGATTTTATTTTGTTTATATTTTCAACTAATAACAAATATAATTAAAAAAATGGATATTAGTAAAATATCATCAGCAAATAAAAACGATAAAGTAATTTTATCTGATGGTAGAGAATGTATTATAAAACAAAAGCTGGAAAAACATACTTTAGAAAATGGTAATATAATTTGGAAAATATTTATGAAAGATGATAAATATTTTATTATTGATGATATATCATTAAATGATATTTTATTACATCCTAATATATGGTTTATCTCTAATTCAAAATATATTGTTTCTAGAAATGAAGGTAAAACAATTAATTTAAATCAATTACTATTGCCAAAAAATAATGAAAAAGAATTATATATTCATAAAGATGGTGATAATTTTAATTTTCGTATATCTAATATTTTACTAACAACTCAAAGCATAGTTAATTCAAAAAAAACAAATAAAAAAGATACAAATATTAAAGGTAATAATGCAGTAAAAGTTATAAATCAAGATATTCTAGAAAATAAAGAGGAAAATAATAACTCAGAAGATAGCGTTGTTAATGATGCCTCAGGTACCAACACAGAAATCACTAATAAACAATATAAAAATAGTAGCCAATCAAAACAATATAAATTATATGATGAAATGCAATATAAAATTATAGATAAAATTATAGATAAAAAAGATAATTATATTATTCTAGAAAACAAAGATGAACCCAATGATAAAATAATAGAGATGCTTGCAAAAAATGATGGAATTACGAAATTTATATTTGATTATAAAATGTTAGATAATGTATTAAAATTATCTTGGCTATATCATTTAGGAACAGGTTATATATGTAATACTACAACAACACGCAATTTACCAATAGATAGAAATAAAATGTTATATTTACATTCATTCATCTATTTTACAGACCATCCAGATTTAGAAAAGAAACAAGGTTATAGTATCCATCACAAAAATCTTAATAAATTAGATAATCGTATTGCAAATCTCGATTATGTTAATCAATCAATTCAAAATGCAATAAGAGATAATCCAAAGCGAACTACCAAACAACCTGCTATACAAGATATTAAAGAAGATATACCAAAACTAGCTACTTATTATCCAGCAAAGGATGATTTTGGTGAATATTTTGAAGTAGATATAAAATCCATGAAAAATGACAATATACAATTTGAACGTATTCGCAAAAAAACTACTAAGAGCAAAGAATGTAGTTTGATAGATAAGGTTTGTCACGCAATTATCATAAGATATCAAATAATACATAATTTATTAACAACTAATAAAAAAATATCATTATCTCGATTTTGTCTAGAGGGAAATCAATTTAATGGTTTAATAGAATTTAAACAATATCACGAGCAATTAATCAATAATATTCTAAATAAATATACCGATAAATATACTGATAAATATACTGATAATAATTTTGATAATGACGATGATAATATCGAAACCACCCAGAATAATCATACTATAACATCTTTTGAAAAATATATAAAAGAAAAATCTAAGAAAAAAGCAAATAGTGGTTCTTTCAAACCAAAACTAAATCAAACAGAACAAACTATTCAAATTGAAGAATGATTTTTATTTTCCATTTCTTTTTATTAATGTAAAAATTAATTGTCTATCTAGAATAACTTTGCCAATCAATTATTAATCCAAATCCAAGTTGATATTTCTAATTACAAAAAAATTTACAATGGATACAAGTAAAATAAATTATATTCTTCCAGAAGATATTCTATACATTATTTGGAAAACATACTATTCTGAATATGTATTACCAATAATTAAAAATAAAAAAGAAAGTCAGTTATATTTATATTGTTTAGACAAATCAATATCAATAATTATATATAATTTTGCAATGAATCCATTATCATATCAGCCATCAGGTAGTGTTAATCTAAGTAAAATAACAAATATATAACAAATATATAACAAATATATAATTGTATTTTTCTATTTTTTTTAAATCTCAATAAACAATAGCAAAGAAAGTATTCTAGAATGACAGAAAAAACTTCACCTTCAGATAAAGATAATGACAAAGAACCTGAAAAATCTTCAATGTTATATGACCTTTATATATCCTTCTTAAAAGATAACTGGAAATCGTATGTTGTTTATCTAATCACACTTATTTCATTACCCTTACAAAGTGTTGCGATGCCACATTATTATGGTGAGGTTATTAATGCTTTAAAAGATGAAAATTTAGTTAAGTCTAGAACATTATTTATGGTTCTGTTAGGTATATGGATTGTAATCCAAGGATTTAGCATTGGTATTTCTTTTGTAGATAATTATATCTGGCCTAAGTTCCACGCATATATTCGCCAATTCTTTTTTGACCTAATCGTAAATCGTTATAATCAAAACTATCAAGAACTCAAAATCGGCACCATTCTAACTAAACTTATTAAATTACCCTGGATTCTAGATGATATTTCCAATCAAATACAACGTTTCCTACTAACTAATTGTATTCTTATTATATCAAATTTCGTATATTTATTCCGGCATCATTATTCATTAGGCTTTATGTATTTAGGTTGTGTTGCGGTGGTATTTATTATGGCACGGTTATATTTTAATACTTGTAATGCAAATATTAAAAAGGTAGAATATCTTTATGACGAATGCCACGAAGAAATCGAGGACACTCTGCAAAATCTGCTTTCTATCTATACCGCACGGAAAATACCTGATGAAAAACAGCGGATTGCCGATATAAATGAGAAGACACGGGCAGAACAATATAATTCTGGTATATGTAATCGCAAATTTCGAATCTATTTTTCCATCGTTAATATATTTCTCTTCTTAGCACTCAATTATGTTGCATATAAACTATATTTAACCAAGAAAATAACAGTTGCATCCCTAGTTAGTATTTTCATCCTCAATTATACTATTCTAGGTTCCTTGATGGGTTTATATGAATCTAGTAAAGATTTTATGAATCTACGAAGCCATATTGAACTTATTGAAAAATTTATTAACGAATTACCGAAAACAGATGATACACTACAAACAAAAAAAATACCTAACCCGGAAAAATTGGATATCGTTTTTAAGGATGTTACCTATCAGCCAAGCACAAGTGATATTAAGATTCTTGATAAATTCAATTTGCGGTTATATCCTAATCAAAAAGTGGCAATTGTAGGGCATAGTGGAAGTTCTAAAACCACTGTTGCAAATATGATTACCCGTATGAAAACTTTTCAGAGCGGAAACATTTTTCTAAATGGTGTATCTATTAATGAAATAAATATAGATGATTTACGAAAACATATAGTATATATCCCACAACATCCTAAATTATTTAATCGTACTCTAGAAGAAAATTTATTATATGGACTGCCTAAAGATATTACAATTGAACATATATTTAAATTTATGAAAGAAAATGGTTTTATAGAACTAGAAAAAGTATTTAGAAAACGATTAAAAGATAAAGTCGGTAAAACGGGTGAATTATTTTCTGGAGGACAAAGAGCAATAATTTGGTTTTTAAGAGCTGTAATGAAGAAAGCCAGTATGATTATCGGAGACGAACCCACAAATGGTCTAGATTTTGAAAGCATTAAATATGTATCTAAAATGATAGATGTTTTGTCTAGGGATAGAACAGTTTTAATAATAACTCATAATCTAGATATGACACAAAATTTTCAAAGAATTATAACTATGGAAAAAGGCAAAATAATAAGTGATATTAATAAAAACAAAAAAAAAAATAAATAAAGTATTCACTTGCCATTTAATATTTCAAATTTATATCCCTTGAATTCTTCACCATTTTGTGCATATTTTTTTATACTTTGACTGGATATTTTAGTATTTCTATATGCGTCGCGAATAGAGTTATATATTTTTTCATTATCATCATTATCATCATTATCATCATTATCATCATTATTATGAATTACTTTTACTTCGAATATTTTTTTTATTTTAACATCTTTTTTATTGATATTTAATAATTCATTTCTTTTTCTTAAATTTACTGAATCTTTTTCTTCATCTAATATTTCAAATATATATCCTTTATATTCTTGTTTTAATACAATATATTTATATATAACATCTCTTGCAATTTTTATTTCCTTTGCAAATGCTTTAATACCTTTAGTATATATATTTTCTATACCATCTTTAGTATATTTAATCTTTATTATTTTTTTTATTTTAGTATTAGGATTATTTACTTGTACATTTCTATCAGCCCACCGAAGGTTAATTAAACGATTATCAGTATTAACTGAATTAATATGGTCTACCTCATTCATATTTGCATTTGGTTTTACTATATTAAATCCCATTAATACTAAACGATGAACACGTATATATTTACTTTGTTTATTTAGCCTTAATTGTATAACTGCGATGCCAGTAGTTTTATTTGGACTTAAAATTTTACCACCAAATCCTTTTACCCTACCTATATTAGATACCTGATAATCAACAAACTTATTTATTTCGTCATAAATAGAATCTTTTAGTGATTTCCAAATCTCACCTTCAAATTTTTCAATAAAATTATTATTACTTTCGTTATTATTTTCATATTGTTCCCATATATATCCTAAATGCGTATGATTTTGACCTTTTACACACATACTAACTTTGTCATAAGTAAATCCATCGTTTTCAATGTCGATTATTCTGTTATATATTTTAATTATTTCACGAGTATCTTTATTAATTTTTGCTATTGAAATTTTTTTAATTTTTTTATTACCACTATTTTTCTGTGAACCGTGTAAAGAATTTTCACTAGGTGTTGCCCATTCCAACATATTTACTCTATTATCATCCTTTTCACCAAGATGATTAACCTGTGATTTTTTATCAGGATTTGGTATAAAAGCTTCAGCCACTAAACGATGCATTTTAATTTTTCGTGATTTGATTTTATTTGTTAGGCATACTCTAATATAACCATCAAGGTCTTTGGAACCATTAAATATTGTAGAACCATTTCTTCTTACTCTCCCCATATTACTTACCTCATATCCTGGATAATCTTTAACTGCTCGCCACTCTTCTTCTGTGTTCTGTATAACGTTTGCCATTGCCTCCAAAATAAATTATTACTGAAATGAATTATTAAACAAAAAAAAATTATTAAATATGATTATAAATATCTCTTTAAGTTAAAGAATATATTATTAATATATACTTCCAAAATTATTTTTCTATTCCATTTTGTAATTTCTTTTTCTTTTCTCTATATCTTTGATTTGCTTTGCGTCTATATTCTTTTAATCTTTCTGGGTCTTCCTCTTTTAACTTATTTATATATTTCTTTTGTGATTGTTGCACTACTTCTTTATTTTGATTATAATAGTTTTTAAAACTTGGATTAGTAGTGTATTTCTTCAACCTTGCCAGAAGTTCTTCATTCTCTTTCTTCAAAGTTTCATTCTCATTCCGCAAAGTTGCGTTTTCATCTAATAAAGTTTTTATTTGGTTATCCATATTTTATACACTTTCTAGATATATACACTTTCTAGATATAATTTTCTTAAATTCATTTATTCTTATTGCAATTATTTTTTAAGTAAAAACATACCTAATATAATTAATCCCAAACCTAGATATTGATTATTATGTTCAAATCTTTCTCCTAGAAAATAATATGCCGCCAAGCTTTCAAATAATCCACTAACACCATCCCACATACCATTAACATATAAAATATTAGAACCTATTAAACTTTTTATTAAAAAAAATATTACCCCACCATATAAACGTTATTTCTTTACTTTACCTAAATCAATTAATGCCCAAGTTTGAGTATATTTTTCTAATGAAAAATCACCTAATATTTCCACTAAAGACATTAAAGCAATCCATATTATTTGCATATCTATTCCAAACATTTTACCTTATTTATAAAATATATATTAAAAACGGAAAAAATCGATTTTCTAACAAAAATTGAATTAATTTTTAAAGCATAAGAAATATTACTACTAAGCATTTTTCTCAAGATGTTCAGTTACTGGAAAGCCAAAAAAGCCGCCAAAGCCGCCGCCAAAGCCGCCAAAGCCGCCGAAGCCGAAGCCGAAGGCGCC